CGGCGACGTCGTCGTCACCGGCGACGCAGGCGGACCGTGGACCCTCACCTGGGGCGGAACGCAGCTCGGCGAGGACGTCGCCGAACCGACGACCACCGAGTCGTTCACCGGCGGCACCACCCCCGACATCACCGTCGCCACCACCACCGCCGGCGGGACAGCAGCCACCGCGGACGGGACCGACGTCTTCGTCGGATTCCTGTTCACCGAGGTGTCCTTCCACCCCAGCAGCACCAAGGCCGCCGCGCCCCTCATGGTCCACGGCCAGATCGACGTCGCCAAGCTCCCGGTGGCGTTCGACCCGACCGACGTCCCGGCCGGCTCCAACACCAACTTCGTCTACGGCATCTGAGTAGGAGCCCCACATGGCTAACGACATGCTGGAGCTCCTGCTCCGCGACATCAGCCCGACCGAGATCCAGGCGTTCGTCCGCGAGATCCAGACCCCGTCGGACTACGCGCTCACCCTGTCCGTCATGCCCGAGCGAACGATCAACTCGGTGAAGTGGGAACACCGCGGCAACCGTCGACGGGTCGCCGCCGCCTCGTACCGGGCGTGGGACGCGCAGACGAAGGTTGCGACGCGTGAGATCACGCAGTTCGCGACCTCCGGCAAGCTCCTGCCTCTCGGTCAGAAGTACATCGTCGGCGAGTTCGAGACCATCCTCGAGAACCTGGACCGAGGCCTGGACTCCCGCGACCTCGTGAACGCCGTCTACGACGACGTCGGGGCGCACGTGCTGTCCATCAAGAAGCGCCTGGAACTGGCCGTCGGCGACCTCCTCGTCGACGGCAAGTTCTCCCTCGTCGGCGAGAACGGCCTCACCATCGAGGCCGACTACGCGGTCCCGGCAGCGAACATGCCGACCGCGCCGACCATCTGGACCGATCCGACCGCCGACATCCTCGGAGACGAGATGCGGTGGATGGAGGTCCTCCGCGCATCCGGAGCGCCGGCCCCGGCCCGTGCGCTCACCTCGTACAAGACGTGGGCCCTGATGATGGGCAACGACTCCTACCGCGCCGCCTACTACGGCTCGGTGAACTCGGCATCGACCATCCCGACCGCGGTCCTCGCACCCAACCAGGTCAACGACGTCCGCGCCCGCTACAACCTCCCGCTGATCACCACGTACGACGTGAAGATCGAGCTGGACACCGGTTCGGACGTCCGCGCGCTGCCGGAGAACATGTTCTTCCTCCTGCCGCCCAACCCGTCCCAGTGGGCCGAAACGCAGTACGGTCTCACCGCCGACGGGCTGATCCTCTCCCAGGGCGGCAACCCGGCCATCCTCCGCGAGGAAGCCCCCGGCATCGTCGTCACCCGCGGCTACCAGGACGACCCGCCGCAGGTGTGGACGAAGGGCTCCGCAGCCGCGCTGCCGGTCATGTACGTGCCGGACATCCACATCGCCGCGACGGTGTGGTGACCCATGGCCGCCCAGCTGAACGCGACGGTGTACGTGAAGGACCCGGACACCCACCAGACCGTGACCCTGGCCGCGGGGACATCTCCGGAGCCGCGCCTCGCGGCACTGGTGACCAACCCGGCCGCCTGGGTCGACGGGAAGCTCCCGCGCCTCCCGAAGACCAAGACGGACGACGGAGCAGGGGAGGGCGGAAGCCCTTCCGGCGACGGCCGGGCCGCCGGGCCTGGCGCCGCCTCGGCTTCCGCCGACGCTGACCCCAAGCCGGACCCGGAACCTGCTGAGGGCGACGGGGACGACGACAAGCCGGCCGCCCGCAAGACCACGGCCCGCAAGACCGCCGCACGCAAGCCTGCGGCCGACTGACCCGGCTCGGGGCCGGAGACCGCCGGTGAGGGCAGCGGCGGTCAGCAGCGGGGTGCAGGACCCCCCTCTGGTGGGGGCGCCAGAAGGTCCTGCACCCTGCACCCCCTTCCCACCCCGCCCACGCCCCGAGAGAGGGGATCACCCGTGAACGACGACATCAAGGCGTGGCTGCTCGCCCAACTCGGCACCACCACCCCGATCGCCGACCTCGAGACCCGCTTCACCCGCCTCGGTACCGCACGGGCCGTAGCCCTCGAAGTTCTCCGCGAACGTTTGGCGACCCTCCGGTCCCAGCCCGCCACCGTCAACGTGTCCTCCGTCGTCTCCGTGTCGAACGTCGAGAACATCAAGGCGTACGAGCGGCAGATCACCCGCCTCGAGGCCGGGATCCCCCTCGCACCCGACGAGGAAGACCCTGACGGCGACGGACTCCCCGGCGACCAGAGCCTTCAGGTCATCACCCTCACCGCCCGGCCCCGCCGATGAGCACCCCCACCCGCCGGCGCAGCCTCCGCACCCGGCTCCTCGCGCTCATCACCGGCGCCACCGACCGGCTTGTGGCTGCGTGGCGGATTCTCACCCGCGCCCAGACGAAGCTCCTCGCAGCGCTCGCCCGGATCCGGCCCGGCCGTAACGCGACCCGCGCCATCCGTACCGCCACGGCCGCGTTCCAGCAGCAGCTCGCCGAGTTCGACCGTGCCGTCGCCTCCTTTGCCGAGCGTTGGGCCTCGCAGGACCTGCCGATCGCCTACCGCGAGGGCGCCCTGTCGATGCTCGACCACCTGGACCGGCCGCACCGCACCTGGTCGTGGACCGGCCGCCACCAGGGCACGATCACCGGGCTGACCGCCCAGTACTACGCCGACCTCATGGGCCGCCTCCAAGAGGCGACGCGCCGCGCCCGGGCGTTCCTGCGCGCCGCGACCGACGCCACACGGGCCCGTCTCGGCAGGTTCACCGTCCCCGCCTTCGACCCGCAGCAGCTTCAGCAGGACCATCCGCTCGACACGGTCATCTACTCCAACGACGCCCGCCACCCGGTTGAAGCGTGGGTACGGGCCGCGATCTCCTGGCAGACCATCACCACCGCCAACACGGCGGCCGCCCGCACCGCACTGGACGACCTCGGAATCGAGTGGCTCGAGGTCCGTGACGGGCCGGGGTGTGGATGGCGGACACACGACGATCCAGACGTGGCGAGCGGCACGCTGCGGACCGTGCAGGACGCCCTCGCCCACCCTGTGGCACACCCCCACTGCCAGAGGCAGTTCTTGCCCCGGCCCGCGATCATCACCGGGCCCGACTTCGCCCCCGGAGGCACCTTCTGATGGGCGTCGCACCACCCTCCCCGACCGAACCTGCCACGGACGGAGAAGTTCATGGCCAAGAGCCGGAAGTCGAAGCTGTCGAAGACCGCCAACGCGCGCCGGAACACCAAGGCCGGCCGGAAGCGGATGAGCGGCAAGTCGTTCGCGCTACCGAAGCAGAAGAAGTACCGGATCGACGACCTTCCACACGCCCGGAACGCCCTGGCCAGGGTGTCGCAGCATGGTTCTCCGGCACAGAAGAAGGCCGTGCGTGCCGCGGTGGTGCGGAAGTTCCCCAGCCTGAAGAAGAGGAAGAAGTAGCACCCATGGACACGCCTGCCCCCACTATCGGCGACCGGCCGCGTCAGGTCCGCATCACCACCGACGGCACCCACGCCGCTCTCTACGTCGACGGCGTCGAGTTCACGAACCTGGTCCACGGCTACAGCCTTCAGCAGCAGGCAGGGCAGCCCCCACTGCTCGTCCTTCATGTGGGCCAGCACCGGCAGGCCATGGAGTTCGACGGGATGGCGCACGTCGTTGTCGGCGACGAACCCGACCCCGGTCAGGCGGTCGCGGACTTCCTGCGCAGCATTGACCCCAAGACGCTCGAGCAGGCCGCCCTCCAACGTGACGACCTCGGTGAGGAGCGGTACGCGCTCACCCGCGCCATGCTCACCCAGGCCGCCGACTGGGCCCTGAACGGAGGCGGATCCTGATGGCCGGAGCCCTCGACGGCGTCCTCGCACAGATCGCCGACTGGATCGAGGACAACCTCCTCCTCGACACCGTCCGGATCACCCTGCCCGCCAACGGCGCACCCGTCCTCAACGAGGAGACGGGGCAGCTCGAGCATCCCGACGGGACGGTGCTGTACGAGGGGCAGGGAGCGGTGCTGTCCTCTTCGGCGCTCGGTGAACTGCCCGGCATCCCTGACGCCACCCAGGCCTGGCCTGGTGCCACCAAATCGAGGTACCGGATGCTGACCCCGCTGGACGCGCCGCTCGCGCCGAAGGACGCGATCGTCACCGTGACCGCGGTCCGTAATCCGGCCAACACCGCGCTCATCGGCCGGTCGTGGATCTGTAACGACCCGTCCCGCGTGTCCACGATGGAGGCCGTCCGGGTCACCGTCCTCGACCAGAACCGGATCCCGGGGGAGGGAGCATGACCCCTGACGAGCTCGCCGACCGGCTTGAGCGGGCGGCGGACAAGGTAGGCCCGGCGGTGCAGAAGCGCATGAAGCACGTCGCGACCCTCGGGATCGCGACCATCCGCCGCAACGCGTCCGGCCGGCCGGGGCCGCGGGCCATCACCGGCGCCTACCGTGCTTCCTGGAAGCCGGAGCACCGTCCGCTGCCGCACGGCGCGCACTGCACCATCGGCACCACCAAGCCGCAGGGCAGGCGCCTGGAGTTCGGGTTCTGGGACATGACGGACAGCATCGGCCGCCACTTCTACCAGCCGCCCTATCCGCACGTGCAGCCTGCGCTGCCGCTGATCGGGACGATCCTGCGGAATCAGATGGGTGAGGCGATCGACGAGGTGTTGTCGTGATCGCCCGCCGTCCCGTGACGAACGCGGTCGTCGCCCTGCTCGCCCAGGCGTCGGGATTGCCCGTCGGCCGGGCCGTAGCCCCACCAGGGGTGCCGGACCCGCCGTACTACATCGTCTATGCGATGCCGCTCGAGGTGTCCGGCGCCCCACTGGCGGACGAACACGAGGACGCCTCCATCGTTTACCAGATCACGTCGGTGTCCGGGCCGGACCGGGACGTGCCCGACTCGGCCGGCGCGCTGGAGCAGACCGAGTGGATGGCCGACAAAGCCCGCGAAATCTTCCTCGCCCGCGACCCGGCAACCGGCCTGTGGCTGCACCCACTCGACATCCCCGGCGTGAAGGTCATGACCAGGGAGCTCGAGACGGAACCGGGGGGAACGAATGATCCCGCCGATGCAATCATTCCCTATGTGCAGCGCTTCAGGTTCGGCCTGACGCCCGCCTGACCCCTGGTCAGGCAGTAGAACCGCACCGCGGCGGGACCCCACGCGGACGCCGCCAGAGGTGGCCGCCACCGCAGACACCAGCTTTCTAGGGGTCCCCACCATGGGCAGGTTCTCCCGCAAGGGCGTAACGAAGATCCTCTTCGCGCCGACGATCGCCGCATCCACCTACATCCCCACCCGCACCGAACTTTCCGGAGCGACCCCGCTGACGAAGCAGATCAGCGCGGTCGACGGCTTCACCCTGGAGAACCAGGAGATCGAAACGCCGGACCTCGAGTCCACGTTCACGGCGAAGATCCCCGGAGACGACCAGGCCGCCGACTCCACCCTCACGTTCTACGAGGACGACACGTCCTCCACCCTGGAAGAGTCCCTCGCGAAGGGCACCACTGGGTTCATCATCATCCTCCGCAAGGGCGACGTCCCCACCTCCAAGAGCATGGACGTCTACCCGGTGCGCGTGGCCTCCCAGTCGGCGGCGATCACCGTCGACAACGAGCCCGCACGGTGGATGGCGAAGTTCTCCATCACCGACACCCCGGCGCTCAGCGTGGAGGTGCCGGCCGCCGGCACGGACGAGGTGCAGACCGTCACCATCACCGGAACCCCCACCGGCGGCACCTACACCCTCACGTTCGACACACAGACCACCGCCGGTATCGCGTTCGACGCGACCGCGTCCGCGGTGCAGTCGGCGCTCGAGGCGCTGTCGAACATCGACCCGGGCGACGTTGTTTGCGCGGGCGGACCGCACCCGGACACGGCGATCACGGTCACGTTCGGCGGCCAGTACGACGGCCAGGACGTCGAGCAGATGACCGCCGACGACTCCAGCCTCACCGGCGGTACGACCCCGGAGGTCACCGTCACGACCACCACGCCCGGCGGCTGACCGCCTTCCCCCTGAGTTCCTGGCCGGGCCCGACGTGTTCGGGAAGGGGCGCTGCGGCGCCCGGCCAGGTTCCCCCTTCCCTGACGGAGGACCCTGATGGCCAACACCACACCCGACACGATGTCGGTCCGCGACCGGCTGAAGGCCCGCCTGCGGCCGATCGCGCGGATGACGATCTGCGACGACCCCGACGTCAAGCAGAACCTGCGCACCGCGGAGTTCACCCTCCGGTCAGCCGAAGCAGAGCAGAAGGCCAACCCGACGCCGGCCACCAGGGCGGCGGTGAAGAAGGCCAAGACAGACCTCGAGGCGGCGCAGACCGCATTCGACAAGGCCACGATCGTGCTGCGCTTCCAAGCGCTGGAGCGGCCGGTGTGGGAGGCGCTGCGGGCCAAGCACAAGCCGACCGAGGAGCAGGCCGAAGACGGCCAGATGTTCAACGCCGAGACACTCGCGCCGGAACTGATCGCCGCCGCGTCCCTGGACGGCATCACGATCGACGAAGCCCGCGACTACCTCAACACCTGGGGCACCGGCGAGGCTCTCACCCTCTACAACACGGCGTTCAACGTGCAGGGCGAGACCCGCATGGACGTGGGAAAAGGCTGATCGCCGATGAACATCTGCGTGCCGAACTCGAGCTGTGCGACCGGTGGGGCATCCCCCACTCCCTGTTCATCGGC